CGGGGTAGCTTGAAGGGTTCTCCCTTCGTTCTTTACTTAATCATCAAATGCTCAACGACGAACTAAAGACTGTGTATGTTGTACACTACGAGTGCGAGTACACAAGTCGAATCAGAATAGATGGTGTGTTTGCCTCTTGGAAGGCAGCTGCTGATCGTATCTCTACCATTTGCGAGTGCGATGAAGACACATACACCATTACTCCTCAAAGCTTGCAAACTGCTAAGTGGGCAGCTGACAGGAAGAAAGAACTAGAAACAAACAGAGCAAAGCACAAAGCTGAAAAGTCTTTAGCTGCCTCTGACTGATTCTCTCTCTAAGTTTAGTGGCATCAGGGTTCAATCATTTTGAATATGAATAGTATTAAAGAAAAGTGTATGCCTTGTTGACTTTGATCAAGTCCTTGTGATGTACACCGCAGTACCTACTTATGTTCTTTAATACTTGGCTTCTTATATGATTACTGTGTAAGTCCACTTTATTTACTGAGGGATTCGTATCCCTTGCACACACTATCTTGGAGGTTATGCAATTAACAAGTGCTGAATTATTACACTTGATCGGGAGATTTGAGCATCAATCGCTACGTCATAATGACTCCATGTTATGCAAGGACGTAGACCGACTGAAGAACAAATTGCTTGACGAGTATTACATTAGATCACGTGGTCAGGTACACTCATAATGACCTACAAGCGTGCTAATTATGCTGTGATAATGGAAAGTACCAACGAATACATTGTTCGTGCGTATGATCCACATGAAGCAGCGTGTATGGCAGATCAACTAGCCGATTTAATGGACGAAAAACTAAAGGACATCAAACCCTTATGAAAAAACCCTATCTTCCTAACAATTGGCAAGCATACAAGGACTCACCACCTGAATGGTTCCAATCTATAACTTATGATGAGTTTTATGAATGGAAAATTGAAGGTTGGCAGCTACCTAGCTCTGTCAGTTGTATTATCAGAGTCACCGATGGTGAAACTGGTAAAGTTAAAGAACATGTTTACCAACGGCTCGGTGCTGCTGAAAATAAAGTTCAATCTTTAATGAAGCAAGGCAAGCACGAGTTTATTATTGTAGACAACGAAGCAGTACACCATCTCTACCCAAAGACAAATGCCAAACACAACAACAAAACTGACTCATCTAATCAAGCTGATAAAGCAAGTTAATGAGCACGACCATCGTGATGAGTTAATCAAGCTCATGGAAGAGCAACTCATTGATGATGCGGACTAATGCCAACACCTGCTCAAATAGATGAGCAAATCAAGCATGAGCGAGATGCGATAGCTCAAGGCTTGCAGCGGTTAAGAGAGAACACAAAGAAGTTAGAAGAAAAGGAGTATGCATCTGCTTCTATCTATGGAATTAGCTCTATTGATGCTCTCTTACCTGCTGTTGTTGACCGTATCAAGGATACAAACAAGCGTATTCATGAGGGTCATATAGGTCAATCGTTTAAAGAAATCAGTCAGTACTTATCTGACATTGAACCATTAGCTGCTGCTGCCATAGCGTGTAAGATAACGATTGATAAAGTATTCTCTATTAAAGAGGGTAGTAATCAATTAGTTAGATTAACTGAAGCTATAGGTAAGGGTGTGGAGAACGAGTGTCAAATGAGACACTATGAACACCACGCTCCAGGATTACTAACAACTTTAAAGAAAAACTATTGGCATAGATCTATAGGTACTCAACAAAAGGTTGTAGTTATTCAAACATTAATGAATAGATGCGACGTTAAAAAATGGGTAGCTTGGGGAGCTAGTAATAGAGTGAAGCTAGGTGGTTGGTTGTTAGACTGTGTTATGCAGACAAGCGGCTGGTTTGATGTAGAAATGAAACAGGAAGGACGTAAGCGTATGAATTACATCATACCTACGCCTGAGTTTATGGCTATTAAAGATCAGGTTATGTTTAATGCTGAACTCTTCAGCCCACTAGCTTGGCCTATGTTAATCGAGCCAAATGACTGGACTAACGAAAAGCCAGGTGGGTACTTGCTTAACGAGGTAATGAAGGGTCACGATATGGTTCGTCGGAGCGAGGTGTCATCTATACAGGGAGAACAACCAATTGCTTTCTTAAACAAGATACAAAAGGTTGCCTATACACTTAATCAATTCAATGTCCAAGTAGCAGAAACCCTGCAAAAAAGACAGATATGTGTAGGTAAATTTCTTCCAATTGTTAACCATGAGTTACCACCCAAACCAGTTGACATAGCAGACAACAAGGAGTCTCGAAAAGAATACAGGAGGCAAGCAGCTGAGACAATGAATCTCAATGCTCAAGAGTTTAAACGCTCATGCCGTACCCGTATGACAATGGAGACAGTAGAACGCTTTAAGAATAAAGAAAAGTTTTATATTCCTTGGAGTTTTGATTACAGAGGTAGGGTTTACCCTATACCTGCATTTCTCACACCACAAGACACAGACTTTGGTAAAAGTTTGATAAGGTTTTATGATGAATCCTTTATGGATGAGGAAGCTGAGAGGTGGCTAAGGTTTCAAGTAGCTACAACCTATGGTTTAGATAAAGAAACACTTAGTGACCGACTAGCTTGGACTTATGAGAATGAGGATTTAATACAAAGAATTGCAGAAGATCCTATTGACAACCTTCCTGATTGGGAGGGAGCCGAGGAGCCTTGGCAATTCCTTGCCTCGTGTGATGAGTTCTATCATTGCGTGATAAAGAGAGATAAGCTAAGTACTGGTCTGCCTGTGGCTATAGACGCTACATGTAGTGGTCTCCAGATTCTTGCTGGTCTTGCTAAAGATAAATCAACTGCTGACTTAGTTAATGTTACTAACTCAGATAAACCTCAAGATGCTTACAAAGTAATAGCTAACGACTCTAAGCCAAACGTACCGCATTATGTACGTCCTCATTGGGACAGAAAATGCACTAAGCGTACAGTTATGACAATCCCTTACAACGCAAAGCCTTTCAGCAATAGGTCGTACATTAGAGATGCCCTAAAAGATAAAGGAATTGACATTGATAAGGATGATCTGACTTTAATTGTCCAGTCTGTCAGGGATTCTATGCACACCATAGTTCCTGGTCCAATGGCAGTTATGAAATGGATAGAAGATGAGGTTAGTAAGGCTGTTAAGCGTGGGGTTGATGAGGTAACATGGACTACACCCTCTGGTTTTATAGTGTCTCAAAAGATATTTAAAAAACAGTGGGAACGTGTGGTTTTACGGGTTATGGGTAAGTGTAATATGCGTGTTGCCGTAGGTGACACTGATGAGGTTGATAAAGCTAGACACAAGGCAGCAACAGCACCAAATTTAATACACAGTTTAGATGCTAGTTTGCTGTGTCTTAGTGTCTTAAACTTTCACAATCCCATCGCACTAATACACGACTCTGTACTATGTAGAGCCACAGATATGTCTGACCTATCTAAGATAGTTAGGGAAACATACATGCACCTGTTTGCACAACAGGATTTTTTGACAGACTTTGCTGCAGCTATTGGAGCAGAGACTGAACCACCGATTATTGGCGACCTTAAACCTGAGTCAGTAATTGAATCCACTTACTTTTTTTGTTAATGAGAAACATCCATGTTACTGCTGAACCCGTCGTACTAGAGGGGTATCAGGCAATAATGAAGCCGAGTCAATACGGTTATAGCTTGAGAGCTATAGTAGGTAAAGACTTGATTGATAAACTAGAAGAAGAAAGAGTTGAATGTCTTAAGTGGGCTGAGTCTAAGCTCAAGAACCCTAAGAGATCATCTCTAAAGCCAGAGCCTTGGGAGGAAGTTAGCGATGGAAAATACATTATTAAATTCTCTTGGAAAGAAGAGACACGCCCACCAGTGGTCGATACCGAAGGTACTCCTCTTAGTGACCCTGATACTCCTGTCTATGCAGGAAGTACTGTCAAACTTGGCTTTGTACAAAAGCCTTATCTACTCAGAGACGCTATCTCATACGGCACATCTTTGAAGTTATCTGGAGTACAGATAGTAACTATTAAAGGAGGTGCAGGTGTTGATACTGGAGACTTAGATCAAGCGGAAGTAGCTGAGTTATTTGGAAAGACTAAGGGATTCAAAGCTGAAGAACCAAACGTCTCATCTGATGCGACTCCCTGTTCAGTAGAGGATGATGACTTCTAAGTTTAGATCAGGCTTAGAAAAAGATGTTGCAAATTTACTGACTGAATTAGGCGTTAGCTATGAATATGAAACACATAAGATCGCTTATCAGATACAGCACCATTATTCCCCTGATTTTATACTTCCCAATGGAATTATATTAGAATGTAAAGGATATTGGGATGCACCTGACAGGCGTAAGATTAAAAATGTGTGCGAACAAAACCCAGACTTAGATATAAGAATGGTTTTTCAAGCACCATTTAATAGAATATCAAAGAAGTCCAAGACAACGTATGCCAAATGGTGTGATCGCCATAACATACCTTGGACTTCCTTCCATAACATACCAATAGAATGGCTCACATAGAGAGCGAATTTGTTAGGCACACACCATGTCCTAATTGTGGATCATCGGATGCTAATAGCGAATACTCCGATGGTCACACATTCTGTTTTGTGTGCCACACCCGTACCTCTGGGAATGAGGAATCTACTCAATACACACCGATGTCTACTAATGTCCAACTCAAAGGATCAGCTGTACGGCTGCAAAAACGAGGAATATCTGAAAAAACCAACCAATTTTATAAGATATTCAGAGACGGAGAACTACTACGCTTCCATTATTTCACAGGCGATGGAATACTTCAGGGAGCAAAAGTAAAGACTAAGCAAAAAGATTTTTATTATGAAGGGAACAGTACTGATACTCTCTTTGGTCAGCATTTATTTCCTAGTAGCGGTAAACGGATCATTGTTTATGAAGGTGAACTAGACGCTGCTAGTGGCTACGAAGCTATGACAGGCTGGCCTCATGTTTCATTACCTCACGGAGCACAAGGTGCTAAGAAAGATATTCAAAAACAGATACCGTTATTCCAAGGGTATCAAGAAATTATACTCTTCTTTGATGGAGACGATGCTGGAAGAAAAGCAGCGGAAGATGCTGCGTCAGTACTACCACCTGGGAAGGTCAAAATCGCAAGATTGGAATCCTATAAAGACGCTTCAGAAGCTTTACAAGCGAACGATTCAGAAGCTATAAGGCGTGCTATATGGGATGCAAAACCTTACCAACCTGATGGTATAGTAGATGCTAAGACTTTATTAACAGAAGTCACCACCCCACAGAAAGAATCAGACCATGACTACCCATATAAAGGACTCAACGAGAAGCTACGAGGGATCAGGTATGGTTCACTTGTCACATTTACTTCTGGCACTGGGCAAGGAAAGTCCACAATCACGCGTGAAATTGCAACTCACTTACTCAACAAAGGAGAAAGGGTTGGATTCTTGGATCTTGAAGCAAGCAATAGACAGACAGCACTTGGATTAATGTCCACAGCTGTTGGCAAACCATTACATTTAGGTGAACATAGTGAAGAAGAACTCAAAAAGCATTTTCATAATACCATTGCTAATTGGAATCTCTACATGTTTGATGGCTTTGGTTCTTATGATCCAGACGTGGTTTACAATAGGATCGAGTACCTTGCCAGTGGATTGGAGTGTCGTATTGTATTCTTAGACCATCTTAGTATATTATTAAGTGGACTCGATGGGGACGAAAGGAGAATGATAGATCAGACAATGACGAAACTACGTAGCTTAGTTGAACGTACTGGTATTACTTTATTCTTAGTCAGCCACCTTAGACGTACAGGTAATGATAGAAAATCACATGAAGAGGGAGGCCGAGTGTCCCTCTCACAACTTAGGGGATCTCATAGTATATCTCAAATCTCAGATGCGGTTGTTGGACTTGAACGAGACCAGCAGTCCACAGAGGGAGGAAGCGATACGACTCTTAGAGTCCTTAAAAACCGTTATTCAGGCGAGACAGGTATAGCCTGTAAACTAACCTATGACTTATCCAACTGCCGATTTAGTGAGAATGATGTTACGAAACCATCCTTTCTTCGTGGAACCAGCGAAAGACAGGAGACCACGGATTTTTGAAGGTAGCGATTACGAACACCCTTGGTACACGCATCTAAAAAAACCCAACCCACCTACTGAAGAGGAGGTAAAGAAAGCTGAATTTAAAGATAAGACTTATAAGTGGAAAAAGAAATGACACTCGTTTTCGACCTAGAAACAAATGGTCTGCTGAACGATGTTACACGTATCCATTGCATAGCAATTTATGATTCCATTACTGACGAGATAGAAACTTACAACGATGAAAAGAATAACAAATACTCCATTACTGAGGGACTTAATAAGTTACTTGTTGCTGACACGATTGTTGGTCATAACATTATTGGTTTTGACATCCCGTGTATTAGCAAACTATATAACTTTTTCACTCCCCGTTCTCGTATTGTTGACACTCTTCTTCTATCACGTCTATACCACCCAAATCTCTATGACATAGACTTTAAACATGAGTGGCCTTTTATGCCATTAAAGCTTTATGGAAGACATAGCTTAGAAAGTTATGGCTATCGTCTAGGAGAATACAAAGGGGAGTTTGGTAAGACAAGTGATTGGTCTGAGTGGAGTCAAGAGATGGAGGATTACTGTGCTCAAGACGTTGAAGTTAC